AAAGTGAATGTTGAAGTTTTGGAAGCCTTGCCGCAATTCGCTGATAAAAATATCACATTGAAAGATATCTTTTCAATGGAATCCCGGGTGGAAGTTTTGTTGACGGCATCCGATTTGAAAAAACTTGGACTTGTTAGCAAAATAATTAAGATCACCCCATCCAAATCAGCGGAGTTAAAATCTCAGGCTGAATTGTTTGCAAAATGCAAATCAATGGAGGATGTAAGAATGGCCGCGCAATCGGTCGACACAAACACGCACGAACCAAAAATTACTTATATGACTTTAGCAGAATTGAAAGAGAAATTCCCGGCATTATATGCACAAATAATTGCCGAGGGCGTAGCCGCTGGGATCACTCAGGAAAAGGAACGCATTGAGAACATTATGGTGTTTGCTGAAATTGATCCAGTTGCTGTTAAGGCCGCGATTGAATCAGGCAAGCCACTCACTCCAAAACAAACCAGTGAGTTCATGTTGAAGGCCGCCGGAAATACCGCATTGGCTGCAGTGAAAAAAGACTCAACCGGCACAATCGAAACTGAGGGCGCAACCATTGAGGAAACCGAAAAGCAAAAAAATATCTCCAAATTTGAGGGGGGAATTAAATGCGCGTTTGGGTATTAAGAAAGAAACAAAAGCGGCCTAGTCATAGACGCATTTTGAAAATAGATTTTTTTTAAAGACTTTTAATAAAAGAATTTCGCCATGAGTACACAAACCATCGTATTGAATACCGGCCAACAGGCAATCATTGATACCGATTTGGCAAAAATTTTCGTCGGTCAAAACCGATATGAAAAAGCCAATTACACCAACTCAACATATGACCCGATCGATTTGGTTGTGGGCATGGTGATGGGTCGAGTAAGCGCCACCGGTTTAATCAAACCACTTGCATCCGGCGCGTCTGATGGAAGTCAATTCCCTGTTGGTGTGTTAGCTCACACTATCACGGTTGATGATGGCGAAACTCAGGAATTATATTTTTGCGTCGCTGGGGATGTTGTTGCGGATCAATTGATTTTCGACGGATCCGATACTTTGGATACTGTTATTTCATCCCGTAGATTGAGAGACAGAATCGGCGCCGACACTGTTGGCATCAAGCTGATCACTCAAAACACTGAGATGACAGATTTTGACAATCATTAAGATTTTCACACATTTGTTTTAATACGTAGCACACACACACTCACACACACACGAATATGAATATTTCAACAACAGACGCACAAGGTTTATATACCAAAGCCCTGATTGATGTTTACAAGGAACGTCCGGTTCCAACGAACTTTTTGCGTTCGTTCTTCCCGAACGATGTAAAATCAACGCTTGAACTTTCCATTGAAGTTCAACGCGGGTTCGAAAAAATTGCCGTGGATGTGGTTCGCGGAACTGATGGAAATAGAAACACGTGGAGCCGATCCACTGAGAAAATTTTCATCCCTCCATATTACAGGGAATACCTGGATATTACTCAGCTTCAATTGTATGACCGTTTGTATGGTGCCACTGATATCAACGATGCAATTTTTGCTCAGTTGATCAATGACACCGCCGACAAGGTTGTTCAGATGAGAGAGAAAATAGAGCGTTCTTATGAACTGCAGTGTGCGCAAGTTTTTGAGGACGGAATTGTTCAGTTGCAAGCCGGAATAAATATCGATTATAAACGCAAAGCCGGTTCACTTGTGGACCTTGCGGGCGCGGGTGGATATTGGACAACTTTAACAACTGACATATTTGCTCAGTTGCAAGCGGGTTGCACATGGTTGAGACAGAACGGAAAAACATCCGGGTTCGAATTCAATGTGGTTTTAGGTGAATCGTTGATATCGTATTTCTTCCAAAACACCAAAGTTCTGGCAAGACAGGATTTATTCAATATGAAATTGGATACAATCTTACCTCCGCAAAGAAATGCTTTGGGTGGTGTATATCACGGCACGATCACGGCAGGCCCTTACCGTGTAAATCTTTGGAGTTACCCGGCTGAGTACAATCATCCAACAACCAACGTTTTGACATCTTATGTCAATGCGAAAAAAGGATTTTTGATCCCGACAAAACCGCATTTCAAATTTGGTTTTGCTGCAGTACCTCAGTTGATTGAGCCGGGCACTATGCCATTAACTGGTGATTATATCATCAGTGAGTACACGGATAGAAAAGCAAAAACACGTGAAATTCACGTTGAATCCGCTGGGCTTGCAATCCCGACGGCGGTTGATATGATTTATACCTTCCAAGGTATAGCGTAATAAAAAGGCCTTTTATGAATAGAAAATATCGGGTTATTTGTTTGGCAGTTTCCGGGCGGAACAATAAAGTTTTCCGCAATGGGGATGTTGTATCTGAGGGGGCTTTCCCTGATGGCCGTGCTGAACAATACGTGAAATCCAAACACATGGAGCGCGTGGAGGAATCGGATGATCTTGTTTCCGCTGATGAGGATCTGAAAACTGATGAGGATCTGAACGATCAAAATCAGGATAATGAAAATCAGAACGAAACAATCACCGGTGACAAAACACCCGCTGATGATGGTGAGGGTTTGCCTGAGATGACAAAAAAGGATGATGCCCCATCGGATGAGGATCATTCTGATGAGGACTCAGGATCTCAATCCGGCATGCCTACAAAGGCAGAGATTAAAAAAGAGTTGACAAAGCGAGGGGTTTCATACAATCCGAAAGCCACAAAAGAGGAATTGTATAGACTGTATTTGCTTTAAAAATATGAGGGTTTGATTTATCGAGGATGTTTAGAAATGCCCCATTTTAAAACCGGGGCATTTTTCATTATATGGGATTACTTGAAAACATGCGCCGGGACATTGCTCAAATCACCACCAATAAAGAATCTGGTTGGGCGGCCGTGTTATTGTTCACGATGCCAACAGCCGAAACGTTTACCATAAACGGGCTCCATTCAAAACATAGGATTACCATTGACGGGGAAGGCAAGCCGGACAACGCAAAGAATGCACACGTATCATTCGCGGAATCGGCGGTGGTTGCATTGGGTTTCTCAATTCGAAATTCTGATGGGTTGGTTCACTTAAAGGATTGGACCGTTCGCGTTGCTGATAGTACCGGGGTGGATTTCACGTATCGGATCCGGGAGTGGTGGCCATCGGAAACCACTGGATTGATAGTTTGTTTACTTGGAGATATTGACACGGCATCATGAGCGTAATTAATGAGATAATAGGGGAGCAATCTTTTGAAGTGGTCCGGGATCGCGTCGGGGAAATACTGGCCGATGAGTTGGCATATCAGGGCTATTTAGTTGATAATAATTTATTTGATGCCACGGTTTACCTGGAAAGATTTGTTCGATTTAACGCCTCAGAATTGCCCGCCATCAATGTCAGTGTTGCGCGCGGGGCTTTGGATAATCATGATCAGGAATCCACGGATAACACGGTGACCATTTTCATCGAGTGCCATGCTAAAGCAAAAAGCGGAACCGGAGTCAATGGGGATACTGAGTCAGTTAAACGGATGCAAAAACTGGTTGGAACATGCCGGGCGATATTGGAAGATTCAAGGTATAAAACGCTGGGTTTCGCTCCGCCGTTCGTGATGAACCGCCATTGTTCTGAGATGCTTTTCAATGTTCCGGTAACTGATGATTCAGAAAGTACATGTATGGGTAGATTGGTTTTGAGTGTAAGGATCCCGGAGAGTAATGGATTGGCGGTCCCTCGATTATTGAATGGATATCAAACAACCGTAAAAATTTCCACAACTGAGGAAGGATATATTTATCTTGGACAATAAATCAATCATTGGGGTATGGCAGTAATAACATACGACGATAAAAACAAAGCATTACCATCAAGCGATCCGAAACGTCTTTGGAGGGATGAGGATGCGAACATGGTCAAAGAGGTCGTAAATGAGAACGCCGCGCGCATGCTCAATATCCGTGATGATTTTGATTTGTCGGCGGCAAATGCTTACCCATCCGCCGGAGGTTCCGGAGATTTGGGAGTTGTTAAAAAAAGGGATGCTTTCCCGATTCCGTCGGGGATGGGTGGATATGTCCCCAGCAAATTAGGCGGGACTGAATTTGTAGGTGAGGGGATGTTGTTAATCGCGTGGGAAGATACCCCGGGGCAAGATCCTTTTAAATGGAAGATACTTTAACCAAAAATATATTTCTTATGAATAGCTTGATTACATTTCTGGGATGGTTAGCGTGGAACGCAATAATTTTCAGGATTGACAAAGATAAATATGATGAACGTGGGGAGGATTTCCCGCTACATCAATACGCTAAACAATCATGGGATAACTGGTTGACGTCGGCATGCATGATTCCCATTTTGTTGTGGATTGGGTATAAAGGTTTGGGTATTGAGGGCGCTTTCCTTGCGTTCGATGTTGAGAAATTGGAATGGTCTGATCTGTATTATTTAGGATCTGGATTCTTTACTGAGTCAATTATTTATGCCATCAAAAAATGGAGAGCTTCAAAAAAAACTGATTAAAAATGAAACGTATAAACATATTGATATTGACAATTTGCGCGGCATTACTGACCGCGCAATTTTCGTTTTCACAGACCCTTTTAAACCCTAATGGGGGAACGGTCACAACTGAGGCGGCCAATCGTGCCATTTCTGAATCGATCACGGTCTCAGGAACGGACGCATACTATGCCGACATATTGGGATCATTCTCATATACATGGTTGGCAGGAAAGGCGGTGAGTATTACCATCCCGATCGCTCAGACAAACACCGGGGCGGCAACATTAAATTTTGATGGGCTTGGAATACGGAACATCAAAAAATATTCCTCCGGAGCTTTGGCGGATGTTGCGGCGGGGGATTTAATTGGGACTGTTCGGGTCCGGTATGATGGAACCCAGTTTGTGATTGATGGCGCCACTGGATCCGGAGGTGGGTCCGATGATTACAATGGCCCAACACCATCAACGCAAACAGTAAATAACATCTCCGCCGGTACAGATTTAAGCGTTTATTCAAAGGATGATTTGATCGGGAATATTTACGCTCCCTATGTTTTTCCCACATTCCCATCTTTCAGCATCTCAGGACAATCCACAACCGTGGA